TGTCCACCACGCCTGCGCCTAACCCGATAACATCAATCAATATTTCCTGTGGTTTCTCTATCGCAGTACATTCGTCATACTGGTTTTTAATCACACCGCACAACTGCATAAGATCCATAGATCTAAACGAGGTAATACTCATCACATGGTTACCTTGGCGAATACATAGCGCTGAGTTATCTCCGCCGAATCGTGCAACATCTAAGCCCCATACAATCGGCGCGTTGGCGGCGAGGGAGACATCCCTGTCGATTGCCGAGCGTATGACATCCATAGGTATGACTGTATCGTCATCGGCGGATGGAAACTCGCCCATCACCTCCACGCGCGCGACTGTGGAATCTTCGCCGTACTGCTCAATCATCGTTTTAAATAATTTTTGGTCAGTGCCTTCTACGTTACGCGAATCAATCTGCTGCGTTTTCCAGAACTTACTCTTGGAGGTGAAACTCTCGTAGAAAGGCCCGTTGTTTCGGCGCGGGTTGGAGAAAGTAAACCAGTATCTATTTCTAGTTGGTTCAGAGAAGAACCCCTCGGATACTGAGTAGATAGGAGAGGGAATACCCGAAGCCTCATCCATGATTAAGCAAACTCCGTAGGAGGAATGAATACCCGCGAAAGCGTCGGGGTTCTCTTCGCTCCACAGCTGCGCCTGCGCGTAGTAGTAGCCAGTGTCTATTTTGAGGTCGTTGATGAGCGCGTCTTCAAACCAGGGCGCGGGCTTGATGGTGGTGGCGGTCTTTATGAACCAGTGCGAGTTGATGGCGAGCGTGAGCCATTTACCAAGTTCAGCCCATGTTCTTGAACGGAGCTGTTGCTCGGTGTTGGCGGTTACGATTATGGTTGCGCCTAGTCTGGTTGATAGCATCCACATTATGATCCATGCGACCAATGCAGATTTACCAATACCACGACCTGAAGCTACTGCCAGTCTAAACATCTCTGGTAGGTCTAGTACGTTGTTACGTTCTATGTGTATTGCCATTTCTCGCAAAACTTTTTCTTGCCACTTACGAGGGCCTTTGAAATCTTCGAGGGGGGTGTCCTTCTGTCCCCATGGGAAGACGTACTTCACGAAGTTTACTGGGTTGTCTTTAATTTGCCCTGACCATAGTTCGGTCATGAGTTCCTTCTCTTGTTTTACGCCGTATTTCATATTTTAAAAAAAATTAATAAATTTTAGTTCAGTAGTTATACATATATCACCACCGCCATATACATTAAGGGGGGGTCGAAATGTGCATATATGAGAGATTTGCATTAAGTTAAAAAGGGAGTTAAAAACTTCACTCCGACCCCTTGATTGGTGCGCGCTTGCGCTTGCGCTCGCTGTCGCCGTCCTGGTTGAACGCTTTTTTAATAGGCAGGCTTGCGCTTGCCTGGTGTTCTATTACGTTCTCTGGCGGGCTTAGGCGCGCGCGTGCTTGGGATAAAACGTCTGTGAGATTGAGCTGATGATCTACTACTTGCTTATCGTTCCAGTCGTCTGGCGCGCGGTTGCGGAGATAAAAAGAGATCGCGTTGAAGTTCTTGTCTTCGATCGTTTCCATTAGCTTTGATGTAACAAATGCCAGGCCTTTGCTCTTTCCTTTGTCTAATGCTTCCGCAATTCCCGTACTTTTCTTTTCTCTGTGTCTGTTGAATACATCCCAACCAATACCAAGACTACGGCAAATATCCATAATTCCAAGACCTTGTGATGCAAGATGCTCAACTCTATCAACATCTATGACAACAGGTTTACGCCCTCTCTTTTTTGGTATTTTTGCTTCCATAATCCGTTTAATTATAGCTTATAAACCCTTTATTTATCGGATTTAAGCATTTAATTACACATTTATGTATATAAAGTGTTGCATTATGTGCTTATATGTAGATAATGGGTATTGTAAGGCAATAAAGCTTTACTACTTTGGAGAAGTAATATGACAATAAGAAGAGAAGTAATAGGTGGTTTTGAGTTAATACCTAGTAAATGTCCTAAGTGTGAAGCACCTACGCTAGACCAAACAAGCAATTCAGAAGATTGTGAATCTTGTGGATATTGGCTTGATTACAATACTGGTGAAGGTCATGGTGGCAGTCACTTTGGAGAATCTGCAAGCAGTTAAAAACAACCCAAACAAACAACCCCGCTTATGTGGGGTTTTTGGGTGTAAGCAATAACGCTTATATACTTTGGAGAAGTAACATGATACAGACAATAAACGAATACCAATTCTCAGATGCCTTTCACAAAATGGGAAGGGGAGAACAATTTTCTTATGAAGGCTTGAAGGCTTTATATGAATACTTAGAAGAATATGAAACAGGTGAGCAACAAATAGAATTAGATGTTATATCCCTATGCTGTGAATATGCAGAGTATAAGAGCCTTAAAGAATTCCAAGAGGATTATAACCAAGATTATAAATCTTTAGGCGATATAATGGATAGAACGCAAGTAATAATGATTGATGATACTAGCTTTATCATTCAACAATTTTAAGAGGTAGCATAAATGAAATACCAGATAATAATAACCAAAGGACTACTCAAGGGTTTTACCGCCCTTGTTAGCCGATCATTAACAGTAACCACTGATAAATATAACCGCCTTAAGAATCAAGGGCATAGCGTCGAAATACTAAGGGAGCAAAGCAAATGAAGCATGACCTACTAATGAAGTTATCTTTTATCGGCTTGCTTGTATCCGTCTGGCTTCTTTACCTCTCAACAGCCAGGCAGGTGTGCGGACTATGAGCGACCAATTAAAGAGATTGAAAAGGAAGTACCCAGAACTCTCTAGGATTGTTTTTAACTTTAACAAAACAAATAAAGAGAACGATGGAAAACGAATTGAGAAAATGATGAGCGTAAAGGATCACGCACTATATATAAAACTAACCAACAGCGAGGAAACCAAATAATGAACTATGTAATGGCAGAAAATAAATATATAACTTACCTAAGAGATGGCGGCTGGCGCGGTGAACTTGACTACCCAAACGAAAAAGCATCTAAACAATCAGAGGATGGAACATGGCTTTTATTAACACTAACAGGGAAAAGACTCGGCACGGTATCACCACAAGGGACGGTGAGAACATGAAAATACCTGAACACCTAAAGCATTTAACCAAAGAGCAATTAGAAGCCCTGGCCTATTTATTCAGAGGTGGATTATGAGCAATATACACAATGAAAAAGAGTTAGAGGAAATACAAGCCTATGTATTAGAACAAGACCGCAAAGGATTATTAGAAAATGATATAAGAGATATTTCTATTATGTATAACTTACATGCGGACGACGACCGAGACGCAATACTAGAACACATAGAAGAAAGTATTTTTTATGAACGATCTGTCGGAGGTTTAATATAATGGGTAAAGGCTCAGATGTAAGACCGCCAAGCGTGGACAAGGACACATTTAATAAGAACTGGGATGCCATATTCGGCAACCGCAAAAAGAAAAAAGAAACCGAAGAGAAACCAAAAAAGAAATGAATGGAATAATACTTAACATAATAGGAATAGCTTTTATTATCTTTTCAATATTAGTTTTGATAACCGCAATATTAATAGTAATATTAGATAACAGGTATTAACCTAACCAGTTTGAACGAGTGGGAGCAAACTATCTTCTCCAAAGATATCCCCCTAAATGCTCTCGCTCGTTCCTCTACTCTTCTTCATCTTTAATACAAAAAATACCACATTCAAAATTATAAGATTTTAGATCTCTACCTTTAGCATCTGCTGGCAGTTCTCTCAATGGTATTCTTTTACCTTTATATCTAACCAGGTTAGCGCCTAATTCATCTGATAACTTCATACGTTCTTCAAATACATCTGGGAATGTCTCTCTTACTAAATTCCAATAGGTCGGAGAACTAGCCTTAACGCAACCAATACAATTAGCGTTAGGATAACCAAAAGAATATATCTCAGGCAACTTAATTCCAGCTTCTAACAAAATATCAAAACAACCCTGTTTAGTAATACCTGCATCAATCAATACAGTTAATAAATTATCTTTTTGGTTATCTCTAAACCTAGCAGCTCTTTTTTCCTCATCAGCAGTAAAACCAAGAACAATATAATCAGTTGGGTTATTAACTTCCCAAACCTGCCTTGCGTGTTTTTTTAAATGTGTAGTACAAGGCGCGCCAAAATTACCTGCCATATATTTACGCTCACGCCAGACAGTTTCGCACGACTGATCTGGAAACTTTGGATTGATTGCAAACTCAATCTCTACACCTAGCCATTGCTCAATATCTTTTAAAAATCTTTGATTATCGTGATGTTCTTCTTTGATAGGATTATTAACAACTCTCACGCGGTTAGTATCTCCATATAACTCAATAGTTTTTTTGGCCGCAACAGCACTAGCCGCACCACAACTAAACCAAACAGTAATTTCTTTATCTTTCATTCTTTAACCTTTTAAGTTCTTCCTCTTTCTCTTTCATTAATAATCGCAATGCTTCAAGCACTAAATTATTTATTTTTATCTTTTTCTTTATCTCTATTATTTCTTTATTCATATTTACTCCTTTATATTTCTTCCTCGCTCCCTCCCCACGCTCACGCACGCTCCACCAAATCAGCTAACCCCACCAACAAAAAATGCTTCTTACCTCCGCTCTGGGACTTCCTCAACCTAACCCTCTCGCTGCCTTCCAATACTATCCAGATCAATTCATGCTCCGAGAGTTCCGCAATAGCCTTGCCAACGCTCTTTCTATTAACGGCAGTCATCTTGGCATAATAGCTAACTGCATCATGACTACTCCATGTCTCATACCTCCACCGCTCGCACAATGCCCAACAAACAAAACGAGCTGACATAGAAAGCGATTCATTGCCTGCTACCTCCGAGCGATACCATTGCCAAACCGATTGCCTGGCATCCGCAAACCCTTCACGCTTTCGCGCAAGCGCTAGAGGAGTAAATCCGCTTCGCTTTAGATCATCAATTGTGTGGGCTGTAATCCACCAATGCTCTTTGTCTATGTTCTTAAATCGTCTCATCTTTTTCTCTCTCTCTGTCTTGGGGTGTGGCCACTTAGGTGGCTCACCCTTATATTAATATTAATATAATGGATATATGGGCATCTACTACTCGTGTGTTGGGAACTAGCTTCCCTAGTATGTCCCTCTACTACTCACCTGCTGGGAACCTACTACTCACCTTGTAATTAAAATTTATCATACATATAGCTAGCGTTTTGTAATTCTTCTAATGGTTCTAGCACTCCATCTTTTCTAAATAATGTCTTGGTTGAATAGTCTACGTTACCTGTATTGCTCTTAACTAATGCAGTTTTTACTACTGCCATCCTGTCGTATTTAACTCTTTGTTCTTCACAGATACGCTCACAATCCTCCACGCTTGCCAACCACATAGCAATCGCCCACCGCACGCTGTCGGTAATACTTGAAGCTCCTCTTATCTCAGCTCTATGGCTCATAGCATCATCCGAATCATTCGCTAATGCTCCTTTGTTTAAATGGTGGACTGTAAGCGTGGCACAACCCAACCTGGCACTTATGTTTGCACAATAAGATCCCCAGAGTTGTCCAACTTCATTACTGCTTGACACATTACCAGTAGTAAAGGCCTGTAAAGGGTCAAACGCACATA